TCATGACTAACTACAAACTTATTAGGTGTTCCAGCAGTAAGATTTACGGATACTCCTGAAGCTCCAGAAACTGTTAATGAATCTCCTTGCGACAGAGTAACTCCTGTGGATGACGCTCCATACACACCTGTAGCGTTCCAAGTGTAAATGTTATTATTTATTTTGGTATTTAAGTCTCCACTGACAGTTCCTACATAAGATGTAGTAGCGTAAGAAGATAGGTCTTGATCGGCGCCACTGACAGTCACTATTCTGTCATCTGATCCTCCTAAACTGACGGAGACATTACCTGCGCCAGTTATCTGGACCGTTTCTGTGCTGTCGATATTTGTAGTAGTAGAGGAGTCTCCTTTTAACGTCCAGTACTGATAGTTATCTTTAGAAGCTATCGCTGCTGCATTTGTTGCCCCAGTAGCTGCTATTTGGCTGACAAGAGTGCTCCCAGTTGAAGCAATGTTGCTTGTATTGGATGATATGCTAGAGGTGTTGGCTGTAATTCCACTAGCGTTAGTAGCTCCTGTTGCAGCTATGTTGCTAGTATTGCTAGATATGCTAGAAGTATTAGATGTTATTCCTGATGCATTTGTAGCGCCAGTAGAAGCTATATTTGAGGTGTTACTAGATATGCTTGCAGTATTAGCTGATATGCCAGAAGCATTTGTGAAACCAGTTGAGGCAATATTTGATGTATTAGATGATATAGCGGCTGCATTTGTAGCGCCTGTTGATGCTATATTACTTGTGTTGGTAGATATATTAGATGTATTACTAGAAATAGCCGAAGCGTTTGTCGCTCCAGTCGATGCTATAGCTGATGTATTCGACGATATATTAGATGTATTATTTATTATAGCTGCGGCATTGGTAGCGCCGGTAGCTGCTAAGTTGCTTGTTGTAGCATAAGAAGATAAGTCTGCAGATGCTCCACTAACGGTAACGACATTTGGAGACCCACTTGAGACGGAGACTGTTACTTCACCAGCTCCAGTTATTTTTACATTTCCACTACTAGATACATTGGATGTGTTTGAGCCATCTGTGACTGTCCAGAAATCATAAGATGAACCTGCAGAAGATGAAGCTGTTGTTTGTGTTGTGCCGTCGCTAAATACTATTCCAGTAGCGCCTAAAGAAACTCCAGTTACAGACACTACATTCGCGCTATCAGAGAATACTGCTTTTTCTGCTGGGTAAGTAACAAATACCAAACCGCTTCCACCAAGCGAGACTGGATTGTTTGAATTGCTACTAGAAAATATAGTATCTCTAGAAAGGGTATTCCCGCTATATGTACCGAGCCCTACCTCAAACTTGTTGGGCGATTCTTCTATAGCATAATATGTCTGTGTGTTGTCACCAAGAACTGAAAAATCTTGGAAGCCGCTAGTTGAATATGAGACATGTAATGTTACTGTGCCTGAGCCAGTAGTATTAGTCCCTTGCTTTATTCGGTCTTTTATATTTATTGCCACAATAGACTCCCTAGATTATTAAAAAAAGCCGCCCTCAGCAACGCTAAGGTCACTAAAGGCGACTTGTCAGAAACTCAAGTCGAGAATATCTTAGAATGCTCCAAGAAGAACTCGTCTGTTGTCGAGAACAGCGAAGCCATGTTCAGCCCAACCGTACATACCAGCGCGTTTCTGTCTATGAAGAGTATCGTCTTCAAAGATCTGAACTTCTTGGCGTACAGGCATGACAAAGCTGTCGTTGCTTGCAAGGTCAAGACCAACTACAATTTCTTTCTTAGAACCCGGAAGCGTACCGCCGAGATCTGTAGAGTAGTAGTTTTGATATTCTTGGCCTTCTCCAAGTTCATCAAGGTCATGAAGATTTACTTGGAAGATTCTGGTCAAGAGACCACCTTCACGAGTAATCAATTCACGACGAGTGATGTCGTCTACTTCATCTACACCCCAGTTTCGAATGTCTTCAAGACCTTCTGGACTGAGATAAAGATCTGTCAATTGACCACGATTGATAGAAGAGCTGTTTCCACCACCGTTACGTCTCATGATAGTTTTCATAAGAGAAACAAGTCTCTTACTGAAGTAGCCTGCTGAAGCATCAGCATCATAAACTAAGATGTTTCTGTCAACACCAGCACTGATAATTGTGTGCCAGCCGTCGTCATTCATCTTCTTAGTAAATTGACCTTGCAGAACGTCCATTGCACGTCCAACAACGTCCCAACGAGCGTCACGAGCATACTTCAACAAGAAGTCGATAGATGCACCAACGTCATAAGTTGGAACCATTACGTAGTCACCCTCAACGTGTCGTTCAGGAATTCTACCATGGTTAGGGATGGTATAGGCTACGAAATCGCTTTCTGTGCCGGGTGCAAGAAAGTCCAGAGGAAATTCTGCGCTAGCTCCGGGAGCAAGACGGACGGCTTCGTAGACACCATCAAGGATATCGCCACTCATAACTCCTTTACGAAGAGGAATCTCAAGAGCTTTAGCAAGTTCTGCAGTTGCTCCCAAGGACTCATCTTTGACTAATGAACCGGCTTGGCGTAAGACCTGATTCATTTCAGGAGTTGGATCAAATAACTTTCTAGTCATTTCAGTTTTTCTCCTTATACGATGTTAATTTCTACTTTAGCATATCCATCAGCATCTGTCTTAGACAGGAAGCGTCCGATTTGCGTAGTATTAGCGCCACCGCCAGTAGTGGTGATTTTAGCATCATTATCAAAATAAGCCTTTGCACCAGCTGCTGGGGTACCAGCTACGTTATCAGTTACAACAGTACCTCGACGAAGGATAAGAACTTTACTGCCCTTTTGTACTTCATCTTTGGCAAAATTAATGTGTTGACGTGTTAGATCAAGATCTACAACGTCATTTAATAGCAATCCAGCGGGCGAATCTCCAGAGCCAGTGGCTACAATAACCAAGGCTGCTGAATCATCCATTGCTGCTCCAGAACCTTCGGAACTAGTACTGTGGGTAACAATTTGCCCACGAGTAGCAGTTTCGTTCATGAAGAAACTAAGGTCTGTGAGATGCTCGACTCTATCAGGTTTAAGTGCCATTTAGAAATCTCCTTTACTCATTATTAAAAACATAGGAATCAACCCAATCACGAAGACTAGCACGAGTCTGTTCTGCTTCATCTACTTCTTCTTCTTCGGAAGCAACTGACAAGTCAGCTTCTTCTTCAACGGAAGCAGTTTCGAGAACTTCTTCTGCTAATTCTTCTGCTTCAGCCTCAGCTTCTTCAGATGCTTCAGCGTCAGCTGGATCACCTTCTTCTTCGGCTTCGTCATCGCCTTCTGCTGCTTCAGTTTCGTCAACTTCATCAACTTCTGGTTTGACGCTGGCAATTGTAGCTACAACTTCACTAAATTGCTCATCTGTAAGAGATGCAAAAGTTTCAAGCTTGGCTTCAACCTGATCTTCAGCAATACCTGCTTCGATTAAGGCGGCGGCTCTCGCGTTTCGCTTTTCCTTCTCTTCCATTTCTGCGATTGCGGCTTCTGCTGCATCTTTAGCTTCGGTTAACTCAGCAATTGTAGCTTCGAGAGCTTCAATTTTTTCTGCGTCTTCTTTAGCCAATTCTTTAGCTTGTGCCACGGCTTCGCTCAAAGATTCAACCGTCTGATTTAATTCAGCGGCTTCAGCTTCAAGCTTTTCAACGTTAGCCTTAGAAACTTTTTCAGACAACTCTTTAACTTCAGCTTGTGAAGTTGCAAGAGCTTCTTTAAGTTCTTTGACTTGCTCGTTTAAGAAATCGCTTGTCATAAGAATCTCCTCTTCGGAACCTGCGTTAGAAAGAATATTTTGTTCTACTCTAACTGATACACCATTATTTTTAGAAAACAGGTTTTTTGCTACTGAAGCACCGGCAAAATCAAAAATCTCATCATTATCAAAGATGACACTTTCTGGATTAGCTGGCTTTTCAACAAAACCCTTTCCTGAAAACGTTATGTTTCTCAACATCCTGCCTACTTTATGATCTTGATATTCTCCTGTTCCGCCATATGATCTCAAATGTTTTGTGAGAAACGCAGTTTCTTCGTTTCTAGCAACAATATGTTTGTTACCATCTGGAGCTTGAACAGCATAATCAAAACCTCTGAATATGCATTCCATCGAGACGAACATTTCACCATGTTCGATTTTTCTTATTAATTCTTCTGCCCTTGCTTTGTATTCAGGATCTTGCCACTGTCTATAGATAACAGAAGAAACCAGTATATGCATTTTGTTTGGAAGGTCTTCCATTGCAGAGCTTTCGTCGATAAGATTGAACTCATCATCTACAGGCCAGCTTGAAATTATACTTCCAATAATTTTCTTTTCATCGTGCTCTAGATTTGCAGGTTTATACTGCGGAGTTTTTCTAGCAGCCCATACTTCATCATTCCCAAAGACATCATCATTTCTATTCCAAGAAGATGTAACTAGGATTGAGTATGTATGGTATACATCATCATCTTCTGTTCCGGCTATAGAAAGGAACTCAGAAGCATTTGATTTAAAGGAATCAAGTACTGATGATTTAATTTTATCTGTTGGATATAGTGGCGACGCGTAAGCTATAGAGGCGTTACTAGTTATTTGCTCCTCTAGGCCGGCGTCTTTTTCTAATTGGTATATAATTATATTGCTCATTGATCACCTCTCTATTAAATTACACCAATAGCCCATTTTTCTCTACGAAATAGGTATAATAAGAAGCACGTATGCTTCTAATCTCGTCGATGCTTAGGCGTTCATCAGAATCTTCAGATGCTTGAGAAATCCACTGTTCACATTCATTATGTATTCCCTTCTGTTTTAGTCCAGACTTTATAGCCTTAGCTATTGACATCTGATCTACCTTGGAATTCGGTTCTAGTGAGCACAGTATCTCGAATTTGATCTTCTCTGCTTCTTGTGTCTGCTCTGAGCTTAGGCTTCTCATGTTCTTTTTATCGAATCTTCCAAGAATGATAGGATTGACAGTTCTTGATATCTTGGCTTGAGCTTTCTTAGCCCATAACTCAGTAGTTGCCTTGATAGCTGGTTTGAATGTTCTTCTTTCTCTTGGCATCTCATCAGTAGAGTTTTTAGGTCTTCCGGGCTCTCCGGGAGATGTATTGTCCTCTATCTTTGGCTCTGTAGGTTTCGGTTTTGACCTCATTTCCAGACCAGTCTTTTCATCAGGACTCTTCGGATCAAGCTTAAGTCCTACTTGAGAAGGAGAAGCCACTCCTGTTTGTAAAGCAATCTTCTCTAATGAGAAATCTTTATCTACAGCATGATATGGGCTTACCTTTTCTTGCATCTTACCTTTATCTCTTTTCTTTGTCTCGTTAGCAATTCTCTTTTCTTCGATTCCCGGCTTAGCCTTGATCTGGCGCTGGACAAATTCATCACTAATGATATTTCTATCTGCAAGATTAATCATAAGCTGCATCATGGAAGTTGGGTCATCTAACTGCATGAAGTCAAACTCGACTTGTGCTGGCTGTCTGAAACCCATTGACTTCTGTATTGCTTTTACTTGGTAATTCCAAAATTCAATAAGGATGGATCTTACATAATTAAGTCTCTCGGTTAGAGTTTTAAGAGATATAAAATTATTAGTAGTTCCATTAGCTCCAAATGTTCCAGTTAGTGTTGGAGGTATCCCAAGGCATGAGTAAATAGACATCAGTGTAGGTCTGTACTTTTCTTCTCCTAAGAATCTTTGAACATCTGTTCCAGTCTCAATTAACTCAATATCAGGACCCCAAACAATGTCCATTGTTCCTCCACCCGTGTTTGCCCCTAGTATGCTACCAAGAGCAGATGCTGCAGTAGGTGTTGGTGCAAGCTTGTGATCTAAGCTACCAAGCTTCCAAACTCTAATCTTGTTAACAGCACCATCTAAAGCTGCCTTATCAGCTAACTTAAGTTTTTCGTATAAAATAAGGTCGTCGAAGCAGGCATATGTCATTGGATCTGCCCAAGTCTGCCAATCGTCTTTCTTGTAGAAGTATGTGAATGTTTTTTCGGGAGGAAGCAATATTCCTTTGCCCGCATTACCACTTTCTAACAACTCT